CGGCGTCCCATACTGCACTCGTTGCAACTGCGCTTTCTCCAAGTGCGACTGGGTGCGCATGTGGCCGGAAGGCTCCTTCGATTGGTGGTGGAACGGCGAGGAGTGGAAGGAGATGCCTCCGCTCGGCGGAGAAGAAGAAGCCGCCGTGTTTCGCGACGGCTGGAGGCTCGCGGCCGAAGTGGCCGAGACGTTGCCTTCAGTGGAGAGGGAGCGCGAGATCCTCCTCGCGTCGAAAAAGCGCATAATCAAGAGCACGGACGCGGTCTTGAACACGGAGGTGAACGATGGCTAGGCCGACGTTCAAGCGCGGGCAAATGACGGAGCGGCGGCGCAAGCTGGTCGCCGATCTGCTCGTGCGTGGCGTCGTCGACCAGAGGGAGATCCAGCGGATGCTCTCGTTGCCTGCCGGACAGGGGGGCATCGCGAACCCTGACACGGGCAAGCCGTATTCGTTGGGCACCATCAATGGCGACGTCCAATGGGTCAAGGCGCAGTGGCTGGAAGAGGCGCAGCACAGCTCAGTCGAATACCTGGCGAGAGAGCTCGCGGAGGTGGACGCCGTCGCGGAGCAGGCCTGGCGTCAGTGGCAGGCATCCATGCAGCGCGAGCGCATCATCGTAAAAACCACGCAAGAGGAGGGTTCCACGGAGACGGTCGTGACGACGCGGGAGCGGCTCCTGCCGGATCGCGGATACCTGGAGACCGTCCTCGAATGCGTGAGCAAGAGATCGCGGATGCTCGGACTGGACAAGGGCGACGGCGTGACGGTCGGCGTCGGGGTCAACGTGTCGCAGCAGGTCGGGAAGGGCGTGGACGTCATCGAGGTCCGGGAGTACCTGGGTGAGTGAGCGAGAAACTGTGGCGCTACGAGCTCCCGCTGGAGACGGAAGACGAGCTCCGGCACTTCGTCGAGAAGGCTTGGGGCGTCGAGATACCGGACGTCCAGGTGTGCGACAACCACTCGACGCCGTGGCGCGCGTTCGCAGACGCTTACTTCTGCCGCGGCCGCCTGCAGGTGTGGAAGGCGAGCCGGGGCTTTGGCGGAAAGTCGTTCCTCCTCGCGCTGCTGGGGCTGACGGAGGCGGCGACGCTCAAATGCGACGTGAACATCCTCGGCGGCTCCGGCGAGCAAAGCCAGAACGTCCACGCGTACATGCAGGAGTTCTGGGACACGCCGCACTCTCCCCGGCAACTGCTGGCGTCGGACCCGTCGAAGACGCTGACGCGCCTGTCCTGGGGAAACAAGATCAAGGCTTTGACGGCGAGCCAGCGGTCGGTCAGGGGTCCGCACATCCCCAGGCTCCGTCTCGACGAGATCGACGAGATGGACCTCGCCATCATGGACGCGGCGCTCGGCCAACCGATGAGCCGCAACGGCGTCAAGGCCCAGACAGTCCAGTCGTCGACGCACCAGCACCCGGACGGGACGATGACGGAGGCTTTGGCGCGGGCGCAGGTGCACGGGTTTCCGGTCCACGAGTGGTGTTGGCGGGAGTCGGTCGCGGAGGGCCTGGGCTGGCTGTCCCCGGACGAGGTCGAGGAGAAGAAGCTCGTCATCCCGGCCGTGATGTGGGACACGGAGTACGAGCTCCAGGAGCCCAACCCGGAGTCGCGGGCCATCGACACTGCGAAGGTCAAGGCGATGTTCTCCAAAGCGCTGGGAGAGGCGCTGGGCCAGAACGGCGAGTACCTGGAGTTCGAGGCCCCCGTGATGGCGTGCGACTCGTGCCGGGTCGAGTTCGAGGCCAAGTCGCGCGAAGAGGGCTCTCGCTGCCCCAAGTGCAGGACCGGGGAGGTCTGGACCGCCGACTACTCGACCGGTGCGGACTGGGCCAGGAAGCGGGACAGGACGGCGATCGTCACCTGCCGGTACGACGTGGAGCCGGCCCGCATCGTGGCGTTCGAGCAGTGCAACCGCCTGCCCTGGCCGACGATGGTGGACAAGCTGAACGCGCGGCTGACCCGGTTCCCCGGCAGGGCGGCGCACGACGCGACCGGGGTCGGGGACGTGGTGGCCGGGTTCCTGACCGTCGGGGCGACGCCGGTCGTGATGTCCGGCAGACCGCGCACGGAGCTCCTGACGACGTACATCGGGGCAATCGAGAAGGGGGAGTACGTGTCCCCGTGGGTGGCGTACATGGAGGCGGAGCACAGGCTCTGCTCGGTGGATGACCTGTTCGGCAGCGGGCACGCCCCGGACACCATCGTCGCCGGCGCGATGATGCACAGGGCGAGGACGACCGGGTGGGTGCTGAGGTGAGGAGGGGGAATGTCAATCTACGCCGAAGTCGATGGGGTGATGCTTCAAAAGTTCAAGTTCGTGGCATCGCAGTACATCAGCACGGAGCTTGCGCAACACTTTGGAGAAGCGCCGGAGGTAGAGGTCATCCTTTCGGAGCGGTTCATGTTCGACGAGCTTTGTCTTCGGATAGTGCAGGAAATATGGGGACGCGAAGTAGATGCGTCGCAAGAAATCTCCTATCCTGCCGACTGGTGGCAGGCATTCAAGGAGCGATGGTTTCCGAAGTGGGCGCTGGTCAAGTGGCCAGTGCGCTATGAGACGAAGAAAATGACTGTCATGGAATTCTACCCGAAGCTATCGCTTCCTGGACAAGAGGCAGTCGTGCATATTTGGAAACGCGACCTATCTGAGGAGCCATGAGGGGGAGGACGAAACAATTTGCTGCGCCGACTTTAGCCTTAGCTTTGCTCATGCTTGGATTCGTGGCGTTCGTTCTAGTGCTTCTTTTCGTGGCGCACGTGTATGCGGAGCGACGGTATCACATGGTCTACCTTCCCTTATTCGCCGTCCACAGGGAAGGTCCGACGTACGGCGCGGCCGTGGAAGGCGACGTGGATTGCAGGGCGCTGCGGGCGGTCGGGGCGGAGCGGTACCACGCGCGAACGATGCAGCCACGAGAGTGCGGAGAGCTGACCGCGCTGCCGGAGCTCGTGACTTGGACAGACATGCATGAGCCCAGCGGGGGCGTGTCTGGCTCCTGGCTGCTCCACGTGCGCGCGCAGGAGCACGAACCGCTCTCGGCCGCGCAGGCGTCCAGGCGGCTGGAGAACCTGTACGGCGGGGAGCATCTGTTGACGACGCCGTGTTCGGACGACATCGGATGGCTGACGGCTTGGTGGAGCTTCCACGTCAAGATGGGCGAGCCATTCCTGAGGGTCGACGCGGTGTGCCTGCGATTCGCCGGGACGGTGGAGGAGTTCGACGCGTTCGCGGCCGATGCGAAAGCGTGGGGGCGTGAGCGGGGAATCGAGGCGCTGTTCTTCTCGGAAGTGTCCGGGGGCGTGGAGCTGGCCCGGCACCTGCGGACGGACCCGGTGCGGGGCGTCGTGGAGTACGACTGGGTGCTTGGTGAGTTGTGGGACGGCGGAGTGACTGAAGTGGGGGAGGTATGGCAATGAGGAACAAGGAACTGCTGGACCGCATCGCGCGTCTGGAGAAGTTCGTGGACACCGAGCGCGAGAAAGAGGAATGGAGCTGGCGGCAGGGCAGCCTGGACGAACTATGCGCGACGTTCGCCGATGAGTGGTGGTGGAAAGGGTTGACGCCAGAGCAAGAGAGGCAGGCGCTCGACGCGTTGAAGGAGGCGAACAAGATAGTCTTCGCCAGGTTGGGGCTGACCCTGGAGCTCGTGTCGTACCACAGGGAGGGATGAAATGAAGGACATTGTGTTGGGGGCGATAGTGACGGTGCTTGTGCTAGCCTTCGTCTTGGCAATCGTGATGATGGTTCGAGAAGAGGTGGACGCGAAGGCGTGCCGTGATGCCGGATATCCGGACACGGCCGGGGCGTTCAGGCAGGGCAGATATTGCGTCCGCGTCGAGGACGGCGACACGGTGATGGTCCCGGTGGAGGAGGTTCGAGATGTGGGTCCTGCACGATGACACGCTGTTCAACACGGAAGTGTTCGCCGCGATAGTCGACCGCGGGGGCTTGGTCGAGGGTGTGACGTCAGAAGGTGAGACGATCATCCTCGCGGCGTTCGACACGGACGAGGAATCAAGGGAGTTCCTGCAGATGCTGGCATCCAACCTGGACGCGGTGGTGAGTCGCCTGTGATAGACCAGAAAACGCGCAGGCGCATCGAGCGCATCGAAGCCATAATTGACCCGTCATCCGGCGCTACAGCGGGCGAGCGGGACGCTGCCAAGGCGGCACTGGAGCGCATCCTCGCAAAGAGGCCGACGAACAAGTATAACATCGGGTATAGTCCGTCGACGGGCTTTTCTTGGCAGACCATGACGATCCGCGACCTCTATGACCTGAAGATGAGCGGCGGAAGCCTCGCGGGGCAATGGACCGGGGGCACGATGCAAGACGCCATAGGTCAGATGCTGAAAGCCTATGGTCACCGAATGGGATGGGGGACAAGGTCTCATCGACCGCCTGTCTCCAAAGCTGACTACTCGGTGTTCTTCGACGAGGAGCCTCTACGCGAAGAAGCCGCACGCAAGTGGTGGAAGGGAGGGAAGAACCCGAATGGCAAATGAGCCGAAAGACCTCTCGCCGGCCGCGATAAAGGTGGCGCGGCGGCTGCAAGGGCTCCCGAAGGGGAGGCAGCACCTGTTCACGCTTTTCAAGGACCGGGACCGGTGGACGCTCTGTCTCCTGTCGGGGACGAGCGTCGTGGAAGAGGTGCGGGTCGAAGACGCCAAAGATTCTTCTTGACAGGGCTTCCGCGTTGTGATATAATGGATTGAATCGAATCGCTCGCCGCATACCAGCGGCACGGGCTTCAGGACCACCTTCGGGTGAAACCACGGGGCCGTCCCATCACGGGGCGGCCCCTTTTGTGTCTGGACACAACATATGCCAAACATCTTCCAACGGATAGGCAGTGCGTTCCGCCCGACCTCAGGCAAGGCCGCGTCCATCTTCATGTGGCCGCAGTGGCGACAGAACGTCC